CGCACCGGCACGAGTTGGCGGGCACGATCAGCGACGATCTCGCCCAGGGCCTTGTTGCCCTCTTTCAGCTCGGCGATCATTTCCGGCCCGACCTCTTTTAACGCCTTCTGGAGTTTCGCGGAGTCAACGTATATGGCTACGGCGGGCACGTCGATTCGCCTCCTTCACTCTCTCATTGTGGGCCGCCCTGATCGCCTTGACGACCTGCGGCGGCGCTTCGAGCAGCGCGGTGATCGGCTGCCCGGTCGCTAACGCAAGGTCGCAAAGTTGATACGTCAGGCTGTGTCTGTCGATAAAGGGCTGTCGCTGTTGTCCATTTCTAAATTGCCGACCTGTTCGATGAACTGGTCGAACGGTGGCACTGTCTTGCCTTCGTGCCTGGCCTGCTCCCAGGCGAGCCAGACGAGATGTTCGAGGGCAAGCGACCCGTTGGACAACGCCTGAACCGACAGCTTGTATTGCCGCTCAAACTTGACGAACGTGCCGATGGAGGGTTTGACGCTCCAGGACGTGCCGTCTTCGAGTTCGACGCTGATGTTGAGGTCGATCATCGGCTCAGCTCGTCGCCGTCGTTACTGCACCAGTGAACGGCCAGTTAACCGACACGGTCGCCAGGTCGCCGACGGCCCCGTCGATAAACGGGATCTCAGTGACGAGGCACGAAACCGACTTGGCCGGATTAGTGGCGGCAGTCGACGAATCGACAGGCTTCACCGAGACGGTTACGACGGTGCCGAGCAACGCGGCGAGGGTGATGTAAACCTCGGAAGCGGCGAAGTCCTGCAGGAACTCGATGGAGCAGCTGCCATCTTTGAGGCCGCCGATCCTGGTCACGTTTGACGTCCCCATCGCGCTGGTCGTCAATTCCGCTGCATTTTCAACGAACGAAATGGACGTGACGTGGTCGGACAAATTGACGCTGTTGATAATCGTTTCAACGTCGTTGCTCATATAGACGGCCATTGGCTACGCCTCCTCTTTCTTGGTTTTGGTTTGGTTCCCTGGCTCGAGGTGCCCGGCGTCGACCAGGGCCTCGATGTTTGCGCCCTCGAGGTCGGCGTCGGTGACGGTGCCCCCTGGTGCGACGCCGGCAACCGAATGGTTCCCAACGATTCTGTAGGTGGTCATCGTGCGTATACCTCCACGTTGAAGATGGCGCCGACGTATTGAGAATCGGCGACGTTGACATTGCCATAAGCGGTGCAGCTCGAAACCTGCGACGTTTGCGCTTCGCCGCCGAGCGTCGTGTCGCCCCTGATGGCAGCCTCGACGCCGGCCGAACCGGAGATGAAGCCGTCGAGGACGTCCTGCCCGGCGTTCGGTTCCCAACGTTGCGCCAGGGCCAACACCTCGAAATTGAACCGTGTCAAACCTTGCCCGGTCATCGTTTCGTGGTAGTCGGCGACCGGTGAACCAGGGCGCACGATCGCACACGGGACAGTGACCCGATCCGGTGTCGTGTCGAATACGACAGCGAAGGCGCTCACGGTGCGCAACCGAACCGCGATTTGGTCCCGGATGGCGGAGTAGTCGGCCACATCAAGCCACAGCCGGCAGGCGGTAACCGGACAGGAGGGCGCGCACGTCAGGGTCGATTCGTGAGATGCGCACAGCGTCGCCCTCGAGGCCGGCCTGGAAGCCGAGCGGGGAGCTGCGCCGCTGATACAGCCGTGCGCCGAGCACCGTCGATGCCTGAACGATCGCCTTCGGGATCGACATGCCGTAGCCGAAGAACGCGGTCACCTGGACGGTGGGACGGTCGCTGAGGGGCCTGGGGAACGATGAGCCGTCGACGCGCCGGACGACCCGGTAAGGCGCGGCGTTGCCGTCGAGGATGAAGTCGGAAGTGATCGTCAGCGTCGTGTCGTAGGAGCCGTCGTCGGCGGTGTCGGTTTTGATCACCAGCGACGTCGTTTGTGCGATGTCGTCGACGAGGACGACACGGTCGTTGACGGGCCGGTACACCTTCGCGGTGGCGGCACCTGGCACGACGAACGTGCGGCCCGTGTGAGCGTCTATCTCCGCTTCGGCGGCGTCTATCGCAGCGTCGATCGGGTCGTCCTCGCTTGAGGTGCCCGACGGGATGCCCAGGTACGTTTTGACCACATTGCGGGTCGTGTAGGCGGGCATTACTTCTTCTTCGCCGGGGCCTTTTTCGCGGCCGGGGCCTTAGCGGGCTTGACCGCTTCGGGCTTGCGGACACGACCAGGGGCCTGCTTCTCCCACAGTCTGTCCTGGCTCGACGTGTCACTCATTCGTGTCCTCCTGGTGGTAGTGCCCCGGCCCGGTTTGACTGCCGGACCGGGGCGCTCCCTGGTGGGGGTCTTACTGGTCGCCTAGAAAGTTGGCGCAACCAAACCGGTTCCCGACACTTTTGAGATTGCTGCCGGATAGCGCCCAAATACCGCCGCAGCTGCCTGATAGGCCACAATCTGGATGGTCAACTGGCTGCCGAGCGTCTGATCCATGCGGACCATCGACGGTGCGCCTGGGCTTTCGAACAGGAGCATGTCTGCACGGCGGACCACGAATACCGAGTCTTCGTTGGATCCTGCGCCGCCGGTCGTGCTGATGTTCGCGTCAGCGACGACGGGAATGCCGGCCAGCTGCAGGCCATTGAGGCCGTAGCCGGCAACCGGGCCGGTGCCCATCGCGTTGGACGGGACGTTGGTCTGCGGGAGCACCAGCGGCCGGTTCTGCCCATCGACGGCTGCCGCGAGCCAGGCTGCTCGCCGCGGGTGCATGATGATCAGATCGGGGCCGGCGTACCGGTTCGAGTTGATCTGCTGGATGGCGTCCATCAGCTTCGGATAGAACTCGGCGACCGTCGGACTGCCGTCCGTGTAGGTGATCGCGTTCTTGCCGGTGATGTTGTTCAAGCCGAGGAGGGCACCGGAGGTGCCGTCGCCGTAGATGCAACCCTCGTCGAGAGTGGTCGCAATGGCGCTCTCAAGATCAGCCATGATCAGGGCGTCAATGCCTTCGCCGCGCTCGAGTGCCTGACGCGAAATTTGCTGTCCTGCCGCCACCGTGCGAATGTCGACGGTCAGCAAAGTGTCGTCAATTGTCGTGTCGCTTATTTCGGCGTTCTCAACTTGGACTGCCGCCGAGCTGCCCGTTGTAACCCTCGAAATGTTGAGCGTCATTCCAGACGATCCGAGGGGCATCGGGGTGCACAGGTTGGCAAATGGCCGACCGGCGCGGGCCAGCTCTGCGGCCAACTGTGTCAGGTACTGCGGGACGACGAGACCGGCGTAGTTGCTGGTTGTTCCAGCTGCGCGCTGCTCGATGTCCATTTCGGCCGAGTGGCGCGCCATGCGGGCCTGCGACGCCGGCTCGTGATGAACCTGCGACCGGTACAGGTCGCTAAAGAACGACCGGCCGGAGTGTTCGCCGTAGGTGAGCGGCTCGTCGGTGATCGTGACCCGACCAGCGGCGCGCTCCTCGGGAGCATCGTCGGTGGCGGACACTTCGGCGCGCAGCTTTGCGGCCTCGAGGTTCGCTACCTGAATCTCGCGGAGTTCAGCGATGCGGACGTCGAGAACGTCGGCGCGGGTCTTGAGGTCTTTCAGGTTTGTGTCTTCGGACTCGGTCAGGTCGCGCGCCTCGTCGGCGGCACGTTCCACAAGTCCGGTTTGGGTGGAGCTGATTTCGTCACGTTCGGAAACCAACTGGTTGAGCAGATTCATTTTCGCACTCCTCGGTCGAGGTGGGTTTCGAGGGTGCGTGTGGGTGCCGGCAACTAACCGGCGGCGCTTACGCGGCGCTCATGTGATTACAGAATAGACCAGGGCTGTGACAGCCTGCGGGCATTAGCCGGCGAGTAGGTGCCTCCATCGGGCGAGCCTGGGGGCAACGTCGGGGTCGTCTGGGTCGTAGGAACGAACCGCGAGCACCTTTGCTTCACCGTAGGCGGATGCTGTGACAAGGCCGACGTGATCTAGGCGGGCTTCCATCCTGGTGACGTGGCGGCGACCGTCTCGGGTTTCGGTTTTGTTGCGGATCGGCTGAAACGCAACCGACAGGCCGGTGACCATGCCGTCGGCGGCGAGCTGCCGCGATTCGTCGGCGCGTGACGTGTTCGCAAGCCGAAAGTCGGCGACGAGGCCGTCTGCGGTGTTCTCCCACGACATCGACATGCCGACCGGGTGCCGGTTCCTATCATGCTGCTCGAGCAGTGGGATGCGGGTGCCCCTTTCGGCGATGCTCTTATCGAAGACCGAACGGGCGAACTTTTCGATGTAGTCCCCTGCGTCGAATTCGGAATGCCACGGGGCGACGATGCCTAGGAGGTGGTGGCCGTCGTCGTCGTCGCGTAGTTCGAGGTGTTCGAGTTCGACGGTGCGGGTTTCTATGTTCATAGCGTTATGTCCTCCTCGATGTCGAGGTCTTCGATGGCGCGAATCTCTGGGACGGTGAGCCAACCGCCGGCGAGCGCCTGGGCGTGCGCGGCGTACCGTTGCGCAGTGTCGGCCCTGAGGAGCGCGTCGAGGTTGAACTTGGCTTCCTGGCCGCGTGGCAGCAACGTAGACAGGCTTTGTTCGACCCTCGTGAGCCACGGGCGGAGGGTCCAGGCGACGAAGGCGCGGTTATCGTCCTGGACGTTCGAATAGGTCCGCGAGTCGGTGGAGCCGACGCCGACAATCCACGACGGCACGCCGAAGATGGTGCAGATCTGTTGAGCGCTGAATCTGCGAGACTCGACAAGCTCGAGGTCGGACGCGGAGAAGCTCAGGGTCTTGTAGTCCATGCCGCCCGACAGGACAGCCGGCGAACGTTGCCGGCCCCCATGCGCCGCGACGAAGGATGCTTTGGCCGCGTCAGCTTCGGCCTGGGTGAGTTCCTGGTCGCTCGACAGGACGCCGGCCGGGATGGCCCCGTTGACGTACAGCTCGGCGGCGTGGTCTTCGCCGGCGATTGCTAAACCGAGGGCGCGGCGTTGCATCGCCAAGGGGCCGAGGCCCACGTCGTTGCCCGGGAGCGTGAGGCCGCGAATATGCAGGATGTCTTCCTCGTCGTAAACGTTCCCGGCGATCGAGTAGTAGCGGACACCTCCACGGACGTTGAGGGCGACGGCACCTGGGGCGAGCACAATGAACGACCGGGGAAACCCGA